AAACGTGCAGAAACGCACCTACTTTACACTTAGGTATCAAATGCGTAGCAGCCTGACGCAAGACCGTAAGTGGCGTGTAAAAAATTAAAGAAAGGATTTTTTCATGGCAGAAGAAATCACAGTTGAAGAACCTGAATTGGAGGTTCCCCAAGAGGACATAGAGCCTGAAAGTGAACCTGAAACAACTGAAACTCCTGATCAGAGTGAAGAAGTTGAGGATAGTAGTAATGAAATTGAAGAAATAAAGTCCGAACGCGGTAAGAACCGAGTTCAAGACTTAGCTAATAAAGCTTCTAAGCTTGAAAGTGAGAAGGAAGCACTTGAAAACAAAATAGCAGAGCTGGAGCCTTTGGTTGTTCGTAACAAACCCAGTGAAGATGATCTACTTAAACAGATCGAAGACTTCACACCCCAATTATCGGGTGATTATGAAGCAGATATAAGGACTGTAGAGGAAAGAGCAACACAAAAGGCAATTAAAGCTGTTCAACAAGAACAAGCTAAAAAAGACAGGCTCGTTGCAGACGTAATGAAGTGTGAGGAAGACTATCCGGAACTCCGAAAGGGTTCTGATTCTTACGATGAGAGATTATCAAAAGAGGTAGTGGACTTCTATACAGAGTTAAAGTCAGTTAATCCTGACATACGTCTAAAGCCAGTTGTAGATAGATTAATGAGGCTTAAAGGCTATTCAGCCAATAAGAGTAAAGCAGAGGTTGCAGAAAACCTCAAACAACAGGCTAATGAGGGTGCAACCACTCCTTCAAATAACCTAACAAGCAATAAAGAAGCTAAAGACCTAAGTCTTGGTGAAATAGAAAAAATGGTAGGAACCGTATCGGCATATTGAGTAAAGTAGGTGAAAAAATAAAAATATTATGGCATCAACGACATCAACACTAAGCCAACTTATGCAGACTTATTACGATAAACTGTTCATAAGTATGGTACAAAGAAGCCAGATAATGGAACAAGGTTCTCAGAAGAGACCTCTTCCTACTGGTAGTGGTAAGGTTGTGTATTTCCAAAGATACAGCCCGTTAGCATTGATAAGTCAATCTCCTACAGAGGGACAAAACCCTTCAGCAGTTAATTTATCAGCTACCAACGTATCTTGCACAGTCGCAGAGTACGCATCTTACACAACAATCTCTAAATTACTGTCATTAACCGCTATTGACCCTAAAATGAAGGGTGCGGTAGAGGTTATGGGTATAAATGCAGGAGAATCAAGAGACGCTTTAATAAGAGCTGAATTAGACAATGGAACTGCACAACTTGCAGGAGCCAAGTCCTTAATCTCAGACGTAGCGGCATCAGATACATTCTCAGCAACAGAAGTTAGAAAAGCCGTTAAAACTTTAAAGCTACAAAAAGCTATGAAGTACGATGACGGTTACTTCTTAGGCAAAACCAATCCTTATGGATCGTACGCTTTAATGGGCGACTCCACATGGGTTAATGCACATACCTACAAAGACGGAGACAATCTTTACAAAGGTGAACTTGGAAGATTACACGGAGTTAGATTCATAGAAGGTAGTGAGGCTACATCTACATCCTCAACAGTAACTGTGTACAATTCATACATTCACGGTAAAGAGGCTTTCGCAGTAACAGATTTAGAGGGAGACGCACAGCACGTGTACGTTAAAAATCCAGGAGCCAATAGTACTGATAACCCAGTAGACAGATTCTCAACCGTAGGTTGGGCAATGTCCTTCGCAGTTAAGGTATTAGACGCTAATTGGATTGTAAAAATTCAACACGCCTGATAACCTATAGTGGTTATTAAACTGTGAGTTAGTTCTTGCAACCCCTCTCCTTCGGGGGAGGGGAAGCAACAAAAAAAAGATTATGGATAACACGAGAGAGTACGATTTAAGACAACTGCACGAAGCAAGAGAAAAATCAAATAATGTTAGGGAAAGAGAAACGATTGAAAGAGCAATGTACAACATTGAAAGGCAATCACATAACCCTAATATTGCTCATGCAAGAGAACAACTTATAGAAGCACATAGAAATAATGCGGTAGAGGATACCCATAGGATTGAAGAACAATTAAGGGATTTAGAAAGGCGATAATGGAAAACAGCTCTGAATTTAGAAAAGCAGTAGAACCACAAGAGGTTAAAGAGGAATCAAAAGAAGCTGTAAAAGATAATCACCAGATTACCTCAGGTACGAGTGATGATGTAGACACCCCTGTTGCTTTATATGAACAGATAAAGGGTAAACCCTACACAGCCAAGTATTACGAAGTTGAAAAGATTTGGGATAACCCGGACCTTGATATGAAAAAAGACGTTAAAGCCATAGAAAAATACTATGTATCAAAGGTTCAACATAATGAGGTAGCTGATGGAAAGGATAATTTTAAAAAGTTTATTAAAGGTTTAGAAAAGGCAATAGGTCTTACAGACTTAACACCTAACACAGTAAGGATTTCTAAACTTGCAAAATATATTAAGTTTATGGAAGAGGCTGACAAGATAGATAAAAAGTCAAGAAAATAACATGCCAATAGATAGAATTACATCACATATAGCAGAGTCAGAACAAATACTTTTAAAGAAAAGCAGAGACGATAAGTACGATGTACTTGCTGTAATGCTTTTGGGTGAGGATGGAGATACTGCAAGAAGGATACAAACAGATTCAAGCGGTAGTTTAAAAACAACTTCTGATAACGCATCACTTGCCTTGGAATATACTGACGGCGATCTAACTAAGATAACTAAAACTATTGGTAGCACTTCTTACGAGAAAACACTAACTTATACTGATGGCAATTTAACTGGTGTGTCGGCTTGGAGTGAGGTATGAAATTTAAGTTTAACCCACTTACAGATAATTTAGATTTAGTAAATACGATAGAAAAGGTAGTATCAGACCCAGCAAGTGGTAATGATATGGATTTAATCTATAACACTACCACAAGTCAATTAAAAATATTTTATCAGTCTGTTTGGTACACCCTACATACTCTAACAATACCAGGCAAACTGCTACTTGAAGATGGGGATTATTTGTTATCTGAAATAGGAGAGTATATTTCATTAGAAAGTTAAAAGGAGAAATTATGGCTAATTTAAAAATAACCGAATTAACAGCAGATACATCACCAACAAGTGATGATTTGATTATTACTGTTAATGACGTAGCTGGAACACCTGCTAATAAAAAGGTTACTATAGCAAACTTAAATGCGGCATTAGACCACGATACTTTATCGGGATTTGTGGCTAATGAGCATATTGATTGGACTGCTGACCAAGGTGCTACCAATATTCACTCAGGTAACATTTCTTCAGCAACAGACTCAGCAGAAGGAATAGTTGAACTTGCTATTGCAAGTGAAGTTAATACAGGCTCAGATACAGGTAGAGCAATTACACCAGATGCTTTAGCTGGTAGTAATCTTGGAACAAGGTCGTTACAAGTTACAGCATTTGATTATAAAACTGATGTAGCAGTAGGTGATGGCGCAGCTTACGTAACAGTACCTTCAAGTTATGCTGGTATGAATTTAGTTGCAGTACACGCAAGGGTTATAACAGCAGGAACAACAGGCACGACAGATATTCAAATTCACAACTTATCTCAAACAGCAGATATGCTTACTACCAAAATAACCATAGACACCACAGAAACAGGTAGTGATACCGCAGCAACCGCAGCAGTTATTGATACTTCAAATGATGATGTTGCTTCTTGGGATATTCTAAGAATAGACGTTGATGCAGTATCAACTACTGCACCTAAAGGCTTAATTGTAACAATGGAGTTTAAGTTAGCATAAGGGGGGTAAATTATGAGTTTTCCAACAGGGTGGACAAAAAAATGTTCTCTAACAATAGATAATACTAAAGTAAGTGGTACAGCAAACCTGTCTAACTTTCCTGTTCTATTAACTGAAGCAAATTTCCCATCTACAATATTTGATAATACTCAAAGTGCAGGGCAGGATTTAAGGTTTACATCAGATGCCGATGGTACAACAGAACTTGCATTTGAAGTAGTTAATTGGGATACCACTAACGATAAGGCA